CAATAATCCCAAAGGCTTTTGCCTTCTGCATTTCATCTTCAGCCTTCACCGTCCACCCGTTGCCACAGATGTAGTCTACCTTCCCGGTTACAATTGCGTTGTGCTTTGCGCTGTTATTGTAGATCCTTAGTAGGTAGTTAGGGTAGTCATTCCGCTCCCCATAAAAAATGTAATCTTTCCCTTTTACTTCCTTGTAAATAGGTAGTGGTACATCGTCAAATTTTAGAAATTTTATCATGTTGTGGTATAGGTTTTATAGTCACCATTATAGCCGTTGTATCTAATCACCCCTGCTGTGCTCAAGTTAGGTGCCGTCAATTGCATTTTTCCTGTAGCGATAATTTCAGCACCGCTTCCTGATTGCGTTACGTTGTACCTCCAGAATCCGATTGTTCTATTCTCGAAGTTTGCGGTAGTAATTGCAAATTTAGAAACCCGATCTTTGAATGTGCTAGTATCCGTTAAAGTCAAAATTACTTGCTCATTCGTAACCTCATGGTTAAACCTGAAGATGTAGACATTGCTGCTTGTTTCCCTCTTATCTGTAAGGGTTACATAAATCGAAGTGTTAGCCCCCTGTGGTATTGCGATCATATCATTAAATACAAAAAGCCTGTAGTATGTACACAAAAAAAAACACCCCCAGAATCGAGGGTGCTTTCACATCTAACCTATAAACCAAATATTAAGTGATAGGAATAACGGCAGTAACTTTTGGACAAAGTTCTTTTTCGTTTCCTGTAAAGGTCAAAGTGTATCCTGATCTATCACCGAAAGCAGTACCTGAAGCACTACCTCCACCTGTTAGATCCAAACCATTCCCAACACCCAAAAACCAGTTTTCACCGTTGTTATCTGTAGCAATTACTGCAAGTCTGTTTTTTCCCAAAAGGACGATTTCGTTTCTGGTGTTTACTTGCAATTTGTTAAGGATAATTTCGAGTGTCTGAGCATAGAAAATAGTACCATTCTGCACATTCGTATTCACAGCCTCAGCGAAGTTGGAAGATTCCTTTACAAGATCGTACTTGTAGAATCTCTTGGTCGCATCCATAGTCAAAGTAGTCACTACTCCTGCTGCTATGGTTACTGTAGCCAAATCTTCATAAGGTGCAAAGTACACTGCGGTTAAACCGCCTACGCTATCTTTGCAATCAAGCGTATAACTCTGAGTTAAGGCACAAGGCATATTTATATTTTATTTAATAAGTGAAGGGGAAGACGCCACCATCTTCCCCATTTTTTATTTAAGGTGCTACGTAAAGTTTCCAGTACACTACTTCGTCAGGGAAGGCAACTTGTACACCCATTTTGAATTCAACTACGAATCTCATTTCGTCCGCCTCTTTTGCGTAGAACAGTTCGAAGCGATCTTGCTCGTTCAAAAGGTCAGTTCCCAAGTATAGGTTTGCCATACTGATTCCGAACATTGAATCTGTAGCGTTCAATCCGTTAACCCCGATCAACTTGATGTTTGTACCTGGAACGATAAGTTCCATGTTAGCTGCATCTACAGGGTAGTGGAACAAGTTGTCATCTCTCAAAGCTAAAACGTACTCTCTGAAAGTATCATTTCCGCAGAAGATTACAACGTCTTGCTTATCCAAAAGGGCAGCAGGAAGTGAGATAAAGATATCATCAACTGCAGCGATTACGTTAGCCTTAGTCAAAGTAGTCAAGTTAGACACATTACCTTTGATTGGATCGCCAGCACCACCAAACCCTAAGGAGTCGATGATTTTTCCGATTCCATTAAACTTGTTAAGTTGAGCACTACCAGAAGCGGTGTCACCTTGCCAAATTGCAGTCTCCAAAGCAGCTCCGATTCTTTCTACTTTCTGAGCAGAATACTCAGCAGCGTAAGCCATGTAGTCATAGCTAGATCCTTCACGCAAAGCCTTCTGAGTGTACTTAGCTTCGAATACCTTAGGGCAGATAGATTCTTGAATCTTGATCTTGCCTACAGTCAAAGTTCTTTGGGTGATAGTAGTAGTTCCAGAAGATGAAAATCCGCAAGTGCCACCCGCTTGAAATACCGCATCGGTAGTCATTACGTTGATAGTCTCAGCAGATTTGATACCCACCTGAACGTTTCCTTGTGCTTCGATAAGGGAAGCAGTTTTTGCTGAGAAGATAGCAGCTGAAGTCAACTGCAATTCGTTCTCCTTTACATAGTTAGTTAAAGCTGAAAGGTCTAGTGCCATTTTAGTTTATTTTTTAAGTGTTGAAAATGCTTTTTGAAGGTTGTTATACCTATCGTTTTTTTCTGTTTTTAATTGCTTAGCGAATTGGTTAGGAGCAGTGATTGCTTTGTCGCTTGGCTCTTTTGCAAATGATTCAAGAACTTCAGCAGATAGTTTCACCGCTTCTTTCACATCTTCTGCTTTTTCTTCCATCGCCTTAACTTTTGCGCTTAGTTCTTCTACCTTTTTTTCAAGGTAACCCATGGCTTCTTCTACTTTCGCCATTGCTTCATCCTTTTTAGGCTCTTCAGCTGGTACTTCTGCTGCTTCGATTTCGATTTCTACCTTTGGCTCATCGCTTTTAACCTCAGCTATTTTACCTGCTTCAGTTACGATTACGATTTCACCACTTTCTAGTTGATGCTCTCCAACCGGTGCAGGGATCTGAACCCCATCTTCACCAATTACGAAAATATCACCTGCCTCAAGATCGTAGGCCACCATAGTGCCATCTACTAGCTTACCTTCTACCAAAGCGAAGGCTGCTTTCTTTTCTGCTTCTGTGAAAAGCAAGTTTTTAATTTGCACAAGTGCTTCTTTTGCGTTCATAATTGTAAATATTTAGTTAGTTAATTTTGTTCAATTTGTTCCAAAATTTTAAAAATCTGTGCCATGATTTGTTCTTCTTTTTGCACGATCATTCCTGCCTTTTCGTAACGGAATAAACCCTCCACGCTGAAGCCTTTGAATGTCCCGGCTTTTACTTCACCCCAAAGTTTCTCATTTTCTACTTTGAAGCTTCCGAACCAAGACCCATTTGCCACATCTTCAAAACCTGTAGGAGGATTAACCCCTCTTTCCCGATCTATAATGTAGCTTTCAAACATGTAAACCCCGTCCGCTTTCTTGCCATGTTCAATGTTGACCTTTGCCTGATAGCCTTTTTTAAAAAAACGCTGCACAATCTTCTTGATCTGCTCCCCGGTAAACATCACATAGTACTCCCCATCTTCGTCCCTTCTGTAGATCGGTAAATCGGCGATCATCAAAGGCCCAGATACTATGCGCTGATCTTCATCCTGAACTGCAAAGGATAGGTGAGTGCTGAATTCTTCTTGCTTCATTTTGCTTTCTGCCCATCTAAGCATTGGCTCACCACCCCAGAGAAGGTAGCTGATAGTTCCGCAGGCTTCTGTGTCATCTGGATTGTAATACTCGGCAGCCCTGCTCAAATAGGAATAGGTTCTTTTGATTGTTTCCATTGATAGGTTCTCACCATTCATGATTTGAGTAGCACGAACTTTTCCTACCTGAGTAGCGCATCTATTACCTATTGCCTCATTCAAACGGATTCCCCGTTCTGCATTATCCTTTGCGCTCTGTGGGTAGTCATTATAGGAATCTTCTTGGAATCTACCTTCCCATTGACTTGAGCAGATAGCTACCGCTTGATCGGATTCCTTCCCTTCATTGATCATGTACTCAATGCATCTAGGAAGAAAGTCTTCTTTGCTTTCACCTTGCGTAGGTTCTACAAACTGCTCAGAAAATGCTAGAAAGTTTCTCTGGATTGCAGGGCTTTCCACCAAGGCTACAAAATCTACTTCTTCTTCCCCATCGATGTCATCAGCGATAAACATCTTGTATAGTGGTAATTTATCCATATCTGTAAGTATTAAAATCCTGCCCTTCGTTCAATATCGGCTACTCGCTTTTGAGTTCCTGTCACTTCACTTTCTACCACATAGGCTTTGATTGGCGTTTGGTTTTGCATCACAGTTCCCAAAGCGGTAACAGGACTAGATCCAATCGTAGGTACTTGACCACCTACACCCGGTGCTGTTGCTGAAATATTAGGTGCTGAAACAGCCCCTCCACCACCACCACCACCCGGTACTTGTACAGCCGTGATGGCCTTTACTGCTTTCAATCCACTTGCTAGAATTGTTGCTACGTTTGCAACTTTCGCTACCACATCAAAAGGGGAAGGAAGAACAGACTTTGCAGATAATGCCTCAGTCACACCAACATAGGTATTTGTCAAAGCGGAAGCAATTCCCAAGGCCTTTCCCGCTGCTGTTTGTTTCCCTGCAAGTTCAGATAGTGATGCAAGTAATTGAGAAGCAGCCTGTGCCTGAGATATTTTTAAATCGTATTCAGCCTTGTCTATCGCAATTCGTGCATCTGAATTTTGCTTTATTCCTTGAGTGTATTCAATATCTGAAATTAAATTTTTATCGTAGTATTCTTTTAATAGGGCGTCCTTTTGATCTAGCAGATTTCTTTCTAGCATCAAATTATCATCTGCCTCTTTCATTTGGGCGTCTAATTCATCAAGTTTTTTGATGGCATCCGCCTCTGCAAAGGATAATTCAAGCGCATCTAATTCTTGCTTATTTCTAATTTCAAGTTGCTTTTGAATAGCTAGTTTTTGTTCTGCTCTTAGCTTGGTATCTTCTGCTAGATCCGCTAGTTCCTGCTCTTGCTGTGCAATTAATTCCGCTCTTGCCTTTTCGTTTTCGTCTTTGATCGCTGCAAGCCTTGACTCTACTAGGATCTCGTTTAGTCGCTTTGCAAATTCGGTATCTTCCGCTGCGGTTTTTTCTTTTAGTTCCTTTTGTTCCTCAGCAAGTTTCTTTTCCGCTGCTAGTTTTTCTTCATTAATTTTTTCCTGCTCAGCCTTTGCCTTTTCCGCTCTGGTTTTTGCTTCGGCTGCCTGCTTTTCTGCTGCTGCTTTTGCTTCGTCCGCTTCTTTTTTATTGTATGCAGCAGTCTCAAAGGTCAAATTGTTAAGCAGTTCTGTTCTTCTTTTCTGCCGTTCCTCTGTGGTCTTTCCATCTAGCCTGTCTGAGGCTATCAAGTCCTGAATCTCTTGCTGAGTTTGCTTTCTCTTAAGTTCAAAAATCTCTTTCTCCTTACCACCTTGTGCAGTTAGTAATTTGATTTGATTATCTATAGTCTGATTTCTTGCTGAAGTGCTTTTTGTAAGCGCATCTAGTTCACGATTTGCTTTGCTAGTGATCCCTACAAAGTCCGTGACTGTGGTAACCAAACCCCCGATAGTGGAGGCAATTTTACCAAGACCCGGTATAGCATTTAGAACTGCATCTTTGATAGCACCGAAGTTTTGAACTACGGCAACCAAGCCAATGATCAAAGCAGGGATACCCAAAGAAATCATGGCACCCCTCAAAACTTTTAAGGATACTGCTGCTGCCCTACTAGCTAGGGAACTTGCCGTAGTGGCTGCTGCCTGTGCTGTGTTGGCTCCCGTGTTTGCTACTACACTTGCTGTATCTGTTGCGGTTGCTGCTGTCTTTTGTGCAGTAGTTCCAATCAATCCCTTGAAGGATGATTTTAGCTGATCTGTGACCTTGCCAAGATCCGCAAGCTGAGATAAGCCCTGAGACAAGGCCATTGCAGACTGTACTTTTAAAAGGGCTTTCTGGACATCTTCCGATTCTGCACCGAATAAACCCATTGCCCCCTGAACGGCACCAACTGCCCCAGCAGCTAAACTTGCTGCGCTTGTTAACGCCTGAAATCTCTTACCCGGATCGAATAGCTGAGCCTGCTCGTTTGCATCTTCTATGCTATCCCTAATGCCTGCTACTTTCTTTGCAGCATCTACGGCTTCAGTAGATAACTCCCCAAACCTCTGCCGTGCTAGTTGTAGTTCCTGAGTCGCTTCCCTTAATTGTTTCTTGAGGGGCTTGACATCAGCATCGAGTATGATCTTATTTTCTTCAGCCATTGATTAGGTATTTTAAAGGTTAGGGGAATCGATTTGATTCCCCATTTGTTATTCTGTTTCTTCCTTCGGGTTCTGCTCCTGAACCTGTTGGGCTAGGAATTGGATGAAACTCATCCCGTACTTTGTAGGCAGTTCTTGCGCCCATGCTTCTAGCATTTTGATTTGGTCTTCTGTTAGTGTGATTTTCATTTGATTTGGTTTTTAAGTGAATCTATTTCTGTTTTAAGTTCTTGAATTACTTTAACTAATATTGCAAATTCCATTCCTACCTTAACTCCTAATGCATCTTCTAAACCGCTTATAAGATTTCCATCTTCATCATATTGCCTTGTATCATTTTGGTCAACTAGAGAAGGGAACACCTCTTGCATTTCCTGTGCTATAAATCCTATATGCTTTTCTTCTTTGCCTAATAAATTAAAGTTTACAACTCTTAATTTCATTATGTCCTCTAATTTAGAAGTCGCATCAAGAATATTTTCTTTTAATCTTATATCAGATGAAATTGTACCATAAACACCTGTAGCATTTTTAACATCTCCATTTGTACGGGCTAAAAACTTATAAGCTGAATCCGATGTAGAATAACCTCCAAAAAAAGTTATTGTAGAACTACTTGAATTTAATTGTGTCACAATACCTTCTGCCGATGCGCTACTATTTTTTACATATAAAGAAAAATCTGAACCTTGATCAGAATTTAATTCATGAAATGCACCTGTTGAATTTATGTAACTTCCAGTATTACTAGCCTTCAAGAACCCCCCCGAAGTGATGCGCATTCGTTCGGTGCCGTTGGTTTCACATACAACACTACCTGCATTTTTAGAAGATAAATACAAATCTACATTTGTAGATGTTCCTCCCGCTCTTACTCCTGCATACCATATTTCAACTTGTTGACTTAAATTATTTGCAGAAAAAGAAGCAATAGCATCTGTTCCATTATCTACTTTTTTAACTGAAAATTGTTGACTAGGAGTAGCCGTGTTGATGCCTACATTGCCTGCGGAATTAATTACCATTCTCGAAGCACCATTTGTGCTGTCTCGAAAAATCAAACTTCCTACAGGGGCTAAAGTTCCGCTTGACCCTCCGCTAAATATATTCCAATTATAACCTCCAGCGCTTGTATTTATTAGGTTTAGATTTGTTCCTAATGTGTCTGAACTTGTAACAATTACTGAATTCGTAGCCGTCACGCTACTTGAGAAGGTTGATATTCCCGTGTCCGATATGGTTAGCCTTGCCAATCCTGAAGTCAATAGTTCTAAATTACCATAAGATGAAGCACCGACATAAGATGAAGATACTTTTGCCCCCGTACTTGTAGCATAAAGTTCTAATACTTTTCTAGCAGCACCTGGATCAAGACTAACTAATATCCCTCCACTTGCAACTGTCAAGCCTGATCCTTCAGGTGTGTTTG